GCAATTAGAGGATGGTTGATTTAGTATCACCAGCATGGACAATCCAAGTACCAAGGAGGATAAAGAAATGACAGTTCAAGGTTTTAAACATTTAGCTTTACCCAAACCAACAAGGGAGGAAATAAATAGTAAGTTATTTACACCAGAATGTTTTACATATCCATATAAAGAACATAATAGTATATTATATGATGAAGTTGTTAAACATTGTATTAACAATACTAATGGTGGTGGTAGTAGAAGTACTATGCAACTTCATAAAAAGAATATATTATCTATTAATACTTTAGTAAGATGGATAGAAAATTTATCTCCATTAGTTGCTCATAATTTTATGCATCCTGATAAACTTACACCAAAAGATATACCAGAGATGATAGAAAATTATAATATAATGATAAGGAGAGATCATATTAATGGTGGTGGAGCAGGTGGTTTTTATGTAACTAATTTTAAAGTACATGAATGTTGGGGGATGTATTATAATATAGGTGCTGAATTAATAGAACATTGTCATTATCCATATGCAATATCATTTATATATTATGTTAAAACTCCAGAAAGTTCTGCTCCTCTAATTTTAGAAGGCAAAAAAATAAAACCAATTGCAGGTCAGGCAATTTTCTTTCCAGGCCATCAAATACATAGTGTTCCATATTGCGATGTTAAAGATAGATGTTGCATTGTAGGAAATTTAATTTACACAGGAGACTCTAAATGAATATTAATGTTATAGAATTAGTTACTGGGGTTATCGTAGTAGCTGATATAGAAGAACTAGATGAAGAACCTAGTTGTTTTTTAAAGAATTGTAGAGAAGTTTTGGAAGATGATGAAGGTGTTATTTCATTAAGAAAATGGCCTCGTTACACAGATGAAACAGAGGCCTTGATTTTTTCCGATAGAATTACTACAATGTCTGAACCTAACAGCGAGTTAACTTCACTTTATAAGAAATCAATTAATTCATGAACTTTTATACCAACGTCCAATTAGTATCCAATAAAATTCTTTTTAGAGGATATAAGGATGGTGAACGGGTAATGTTCAGGGATACAATGAGCCCTGTATTATTTGTCCAGACTGAGAAACCAAGTAAGTTTAAAACATTAGATGATAAGAATGTAAAACCCATCAATTTTATGAATCCGAGGGATGCTAGGGATTTTATAAAAAAGTATTCTGAAGTAGATAATTTTGATATCTATGGTTATGAGAGATTTTTATATCAGTATATAGCTGATAGGTTTCCACAGGATGAGATTAAATTTGATATGTCTGTGATGAATATCATCACTCTTGACATTGAGGTTGAATGTGAGAATGGATTCCCTGATGTAGAATCAGCTTCTGAATCTATTCTTTGTATCTCAGTTAAGGATTTGAATACAAAGAAGTTAATTGTTTGGGGTACTAGAGAATATAATAATACCAGAGATGATGTTGAGTTTGTTTATTGTTATTCTGAACAAGATTTATTAGGTAAGTTTTTAGAATATTGGGTACAGAATACTCCAGATATTGTTACTGGATGGAATGTATATTTGTATGATATTCCATACATCTGCCGTAGATTGGAGAGAGTACTTTCTGAGAAGCATATGCGTTCTCTTTCTCCTTGGAATTTGATTAACTACAGAGAGTTTACCATTCATGGTAGAAAGAATATTGCATATGATCTTGGTGGAGTTTCTTGTTTAGATTATCTTGACCTATATAAGAAGTTCACTTATAGTAATCAAGAGTCTTATAGACTTGATCATATTGCTTTTGTTGAACTTGGTCAGAAGAAATTAGACCACAGTGAGTATGAAAACTTCAAACAGTTCTATACTAATGATTGGCAGAAGTTTATTGATTATAACATTCTTGACGTTGAACTAGTTGATCGTCTAGAAGATAAGATGAGGTTAATTGAACTTTGTCTTACTATGGCATATGATGCCAAACAGAACTATGAAGATGTATATTCTCAGGTGAAGACTTGGGATAATATTATTTTCAACTATCTTAAGAAGGATCATATAGTTGTTCCTCCTAAGATCTCACATAAAAAAGATACCGCTTACGCAGGGGCTTATGTCAAGGAACCGAAAACAGGACGCTATGATTGGGTTGTCAATTTTGACCTCAATAGCTTGTATCCTCATCTTATTATGCAGTACAATATCTCGCCAGAAACCCTCAGGCAGACTCGACATCCCAGTGCGAGCGTTGAGGGGATCTTAAATGAGAGTATAAAGGTAGATACACCTTATGCTGTATGTGCTAATGGTGCTCAATACACCAGAGAATTTCAGGGATTTCTTCCTAAGCTAATGGAGAAGATGTATAATGATAGAGTCATCTTTAAGAAGAAGATGATTGAGGCGAAGAAACAATATGAGAAGACACCATCACTTGCTCTTACAAAAGAGATTTCTAGGTGTAATAATATTCAGATGGCTAAAAAGATATCTCTTAATAGTGCTTATGGTGCTATTGGTAATGAGTACTTTAGATACTTTAGGATAGCCAATGCAGAAGCGATTACCTTATCTGGACAAGTATCTATCCGTTGGATAGAGAATAAGATGAATGCTTATGTGAATAAAATTTTGAAAACTGAGGGAGAAGATTATGTTATTGCTTCAGATACTGATTCCATTTATCTTAATATGGGGCCTTTTGTTGACGCTGTATACGAGGGGCGAGAGAAAACTAATGAGAGCGTTGTTGGGTTCCTTGACAAGGTGTGTCAAGTTAAACTTGAACCTTTTATTGAAGGTGCTTACCAAGAACTGGCCAGGAATGTCAACGCCTATTCCCAAAAGATGATAATGAAAAGGGAGAACATTGCCGATAGAGGTATATGGACTGCCAAGAAAAGATATATTTTAAACGTATGGGATAGTGAGGGTGTCAGATATGAGAAACCAAAACTAAAGATCATGGGATTGGAGACTGCTCGTTCCTCAACTCCAGCTTTCTTTAGAGATAAGTTAAAGAAAGCTTTTACAATTATAATTAATGATACGAATGATGATCTAATTAATTTTATTGATGAAGTTCGTAAGGAGACTAAGGAACAAGAGATAGAGAATATATCATTCCCTAGAGGATGTAATAATTTAGATAAGTATAGAAGTTCTGCTGATTTGTATAAGAAGGGAACTCCGATTCAGGTTAGAGGTGCTCTTCTATATAATCATTACATAAAGAAGAAGAAATTACAGAACAAGTATCCACTCATTCAGGAAGGTGAGAAGATTAAGTTTGTGTATCTCCAGAAACCTAATCCTATCAATGAAGATATCATTGCATATTTTCAGACACTTCCTACTGAACTTAATCTGAATAAGTATATAGATTATGATACTCAGTTTGAAAAGAGTTTCACTGCTCCTTTAAAGAATGTCTTAGAGACAATAGGATGGCAGGTTGAGAAGCGTGGATCGCTTGAATCTTTCTTTGTTTAATGGTACAATAGTAAAAAGGAATTGAATTATGAGTTTTCTTAAAAATGTAATTAAGGAGTTGGACAATGAATTTGCGTCAGTTGCAGATGATGGTATCTCGTCAGGGGATTGTGATTCCTTTGTGGATACTGGCAGTTTCATCTTTAATGCCCTCGTTAGTGGTAGCATCTATGGTGGTCTTCCATCCAATAAAATCACAGCCCTCGCTGGGGAGTCAAGCACTGGTAAGACTTTCTTTGCCTTATCAATCGTCAAGAATTTTCTACAGTCAAATCCAGCCGCACAAGTAATATATTTTGAAACTGAATCTGCTATTACTAAGAACATGCTTAGTACACGTGGTATTGATATTACAAGGTTAGGGTTGGTTCCTGTTACTACAGTACAAGAGTTTAGGACACAGGCGATTAAAGTTGTAGATGAATATACCAAACTACCATTAGCAGATCGACCACCATTGATGTTTGTATTAGATTCATTGGGTATGCTTTCTACTACTAAGGAAGTTGAAGATGCATCTGCTGGTAAAGAGACACGTGATATGACTCGTGCTCAAATTGTTAAGTCCATATTCAGAATACTTTCTCTTAAATTGGGTCGTGCAAATATACCTTTAATTGTTACAAATCATACATATGATGTAGTGGGCGCTTATATGCCTACTAAAGAGATGGGTGGTGGAAGTGGATTGAAGTATGCTGCATCTACTATAATATACCTGTCAAAATCTAAAGAGAAAGATGGTAAAGATGTTATTGGTAATATCATTAAGTGTAAAGCATTTAAATCCAGATTCACTAAAGAGAATTCTATAGTAGCTACTAGGTTATTCTACGATGAAAGAGGACTGGACTCCTATTACGGACTCCTCGAACTGGGAGAAAAATATGGAGTCTTTACAAAAGCTGGAAACAGATACCAGATTGGAGAGGCGAAAGTTTATGCTAAGAGTGTGCTCGAAGATCCTCAAAAGTATTTTACGCCAGAAGTGATGCAAGCACTTGACGAATGTGCAAAAAGCGAGTATAGTTATGGCTCATTCGATGGTGGTGCTTGATGATTGATAGGATTGAGAATAAGATCCTTTCTAATCTTATCTTTGTTGAAGATTATATGAGGAAGGTACTTCCTTTTATTAAGGATGTTTATTTTGATAATGCATCAGAGAAAA